CTCCACCTTTATCTAGCGCGTTGCTAGTTGATCCCATCATGCATTTACCTACTACTCTACTACCTAATCTAAGGGTGGTTTTCGTAACACGCCAGTTGTTGAGGATGTTGTTGGGCCTTTCCCATTTACCGGATTCATCGTGGACGAGGAGTTTAAGTTTCTCCCCATCGTAGGAGTTATCGCCCGTGTTTTTCCAATCAATAGTGGTATCGAGTCCGGCAAGGGTTTGCTGGGTCTCGTTGGCGAGGAGTTTCCTCCTGGTGAATTTGGACGCTGGTACTCTGTAGGCAAGCTCGGTCTTGGGACGGTCCATACCGTCCTGTATCGGTTTGAAAAAGAACGGATAATTGACCGATATTGGGACGACTTTATCAGTGAACATTGTCTTTGCGTCGGGCCCAGATTTGGACAATATTCCGTACCGTGAATCGGAATTAATAGTTGCGAGATTAACCACCTCTCCTGAGGCCATAAACGAAAATCCCGATCTACGATTTTTAAGATAGCACATTCCATAACTTCTGGCGTCTGCTTTGCAAGCTTCCCAGAAAATATAGAATAATCTGTTTGCTTCCCTAAAGTCTGGCTTCCCAACATCAATTTTGGACCACTGCAGGTACATATAGTGAGTACCAGTAATGTAAGTAGCCAAATTTTTATTATAGAACCAAAACCCTTCTTCACGCCTTGTAAACTCTTTATCAATGTAATCATACCAGTGCTCTTTAAATTCAATAGGATATTCTTCCCAGTCAAACCTTGTTTTTATTCTTTTTAACTCTTCGGGTATGTTTGTTCTTGTCCATTTATCAGATTTAAATTTAATTATATCTGACTTCTTAGGTAGCGCTATTTTTAAATTTTGTATTTCGTATATGTCACCTATTTGGCCACTTTTACTTATAACTACAATATCGTGTTCTTCGTTATAACCGTATTTCCATTTCTTACCTTTATTTAATTTAGTAAGAATATGAGGTTTAACGTGATCTTTTAGTACTTTGTATAATTCTTGATTATACATTATGTAGATCTACCTTCTGCAAAACCTTTAAAAACTTTTTCATTTGTTTTCTTAGGTTTTTCATTTAACATATTTTCTTCTTCTTGTATACGTTGAAGAATTTCAAACGCATCAAATATAGCTAGTTTTTTTGTTGCAGCCGCGTTCTTTAAACGATCAGCCGATATATCATCATCTGAATCTACAATAGGTTCTTTAGCTACCTTTATTAATTCCTCAACTGCTCTTTGCCCAGCTTGGATTATATTCTTCTTCGTTTCCTTTGTATTCATATTTAATTAAAATGTCGTCTATATGTAGACAATAAAGACGCGTGTTATCTATTATAAACTCAAACTCTCTCATATTAGGAAACCCTATAAGATCTCCCTCGCTTATTCCCCTTGTCTCTAAGAGCTTATTACCATATTTTAGTATACCAATATTCTTTTGCTCTTTATCTAGCGTTAGAGGATCTTTATTTTTTATAGGCGCTACAAAACATCTATCACCAAATGATTTCCATTTATCGTTTGTTTTATATAAATATATTTGATCAGGTTGACAAAAAAATAAATCATCTATAAATTTTTTACTGCTATCAACAGCTTTACCTCTTTGGTTATAATATCTTCTAAAAACATTATGGTGTATTACTATTTCATCACCTTCTTTTAAAACAGTATTAAAAGCTTTAGGTGTTTTAACTATAATAGCTCTATTACTTATAAACTTAAATTTTTCAATACTAGTATTTAGTATTAAATTTTTATCGTTTATTTTTATAGAATTATCATACCTATCATCTATAGGTTTTACTAGAAAATTCCAAACAGCTTTCATTAATATTGTAAATCATATTCAACGGATATAGCCATGTTAGGATTAAACTTTTTCCATGGCAATACCTCGTTATTTTTCTTTATGTAAATATTATAAGAATTATCTTCGTCTAGTAAGATATCAGATATAGTATGACCACCATAAACTTCTTGACCCACAGAATAATGCATTGCATCATTTTTGTAATCAGAGCCTATGCTGATTTTTCTAATTTTACTTTCCATCTTCTTTTTCGATCGCAGTATAAGTGCCGTCTTCTAGGTTTATATTTACAGCACCATATTCTTCTTCTAATTCTTTTTTAGTGTTTTCTATCTCTTCATTTAAAATACCTATTCTGTGTAGCAATGAGTGTTTTTGAGATTCTAAACCACCTACTCCTACTAAGAGTTCTTTTAATGTTTCTTGTTGTTTTACAACTTTTTCTAGTTCTGCTTTTTTTATTTTAGCCATTTTATTAAATTTAATTAGTTACTCTATTATTTATTATTACCTATACTTTTAAACTTTTCCGCTCCACGTGAACCAAAGTAGGCTACGTAAACAGTTATAAGTAATGATTTTAGCAAATCAATCCAACCACTATCAATACCAAACTCTATATTAAAGCTGTCTAATAGTATAAAAATTATTAATGATATTGTTAAAAATATCAAAGTCATAGGCCTAGTATTTTTACTAAGCCATGAATCTGATTTCATATCGCTGTTCCAGCGTTTACTTATTTCTTGAGCTTCAACTATATCTTGCTCTAATAGTTTTAACGCTATAACTTTATCTTGCTGAGGTAGTTCTTTGTCATTAGATATTAAATTTTTAATAACACCAAGTAAACCTTTATCTGGCATCACATCTCCTATGGCATTTACAAGACCTGATTTACCTAATAAAAATTGACCTACTTTAGTATCTCTAAACTTTTTTTTCTTATCTGACATTACATTTTTTTTTCTACAACATACTTTGCTCCTGGAAATATATAATCATAACCAGGATACATTACTTTAGTATATCCTCTATCATCAGTTCCAATTACTTTAAACTCAACACCTTTCATAGTTATATTACCTCCTTGAATAACGTTATATGGTTTATTAACGTCGGGACTATCTTTTTTATAACCCTTGATACTCATATTAAGCGCATGGAGGACATGGAGGACAATTACCTCTCGATTTATTTTTGGTTTGTTTTTTTACTTTTCTTTTTCTTTTTCCTTTTTCTATATTATCACCTACTCTATCAATGAGTCTAGTAACCTCGTTTCCGTCATTGTTAACATCTCTAAAAGCAGTATCTTTTCGAGTTTTTGTTTTATTTTTATCTTTAGTTTTATAAATAGCTCCACCACTAATATTTCCACTAGGTTTTTCATCTGCCTTAACTGTTGTGGGTATTTCAAGCGGAGTAGAGGTTATTTCTGGTGTAAGTGGAACAATTCCTTGCTTCTCTATAGGTACAACTTTGCTTGGATCTCTTCTACTACGTTTAGCATTACCTGTTTCAGTTACGTTAAATCTACCCCAACCATCACCTCTGTTAGCTTTTGCTTTTTTATAAGCTTCTATTTCTTCGGGCGTTTTTGCTTGTCTAATATTAGTAGCACTAGCTGAATACTCTCTTGTCTCGTTGTTTGATAACGGTTTTGCCGCAACATCATCATCAGCTTTTTGCTCAGCTTTAGCTGTAGCTTCGGCTTTTAATCTTTTCTTAGATGCCTCGATTTTTTTCTTATCTTCGTCAGTTACTTGATAATTACCACCTGTTTCAATACTAACTTGATTTATGTAAGATGAGTTTCTCATTTTAGGTCCATCATTTGGATCATTCATTATTGTTCTAACACCATCGTCGAAAGATCCGTGGGATATTGTTGTGTTAACAACATTAAACAAACCATCTCGTGTACCCCTTATCTGCGAGCTTTTTCCAGTTGCGGGAACATTTATAGATGTATTATTTTCATATGCAGAAGCTACATCTTTAGCTCTTTGTCTACGAGCTTTACCAGTTGACCCTAATCCAATTGGATCTAGTTTAACATCAGTAACTCTATCTCCACGCGTTACTTCTCCAGTATTTTTATCAACAGTGTAATCGTAGCCTTTACGCATCGCTCTTCTTACTTGTCTTTTTACTTTACCTTTAGAGGCTTTTTTTTGGTTTATGCCAGCTCCGATTGGTTCTCCCATCGGCGCCATGCCTTTCATTTTAAATGCCATAGTTTTAATTTTATACGTTATATTTGTTATCTTTATATTTTGTGCCAGAGATATTGTAAGCTTGGGCTTCGTATCCTAATTTTTTAGGATCACCCGACATAGCTCTAGCACTATGCTTTGGTATTGTTTCACCTTTCCAATATATGTTTTGATCATCGTAATCTAAATCTCCAGACTTCATTTGAGCTACGTGAACATTTTCGTGTCCTTCAACTTCTTTATGAAATTTAGGATCTAGCTTGTCATTAAGTATTATCACTTGATTTTTAAGTGATTCACCTAATACACCAGGCCCTAAGTCTCTTTCATAAATAGGTGTTATATTCTCAGAGTATGGAGGATTACTTAGTTTAAAAGCCATATTACTTTTTATTAAAAGGCAGCATTCTATTCAATGCTTGTTTTCTACTTTCGCAACCACAAGGAATACCAAGCCCTTCTGATAACATATTAACAGCAGCTTTAATTCCTGTAGGTCGAGTTATTTTATTTTCTATAAAATCTCCTAAACCTTTGTCCATTATGCTCCTTTTTTATCGGGATTTTGATCTGAGACAATAGGCATGTCAGAAAAATAAGCGCCACCTTGCATGTGTTTAGATATAGGTGAACCACCCATCATTTTAACTCCGCCTTCATCTTTACTTTCCATTTTTTTACTTACAGCACCAGCTATAATCGTAGGAAGCACTTTAGCAGCTATTGCTCCTAGAATTTTTGGTGCTCCAGGTTCACTTTTTTGGTGAGCTGGGCCACAATGTGCTATATTGCTATCGTTTTTATAAGCCATAATTTATTTATTTATTAGTGATGTGATTCATCATATTTAACATCTCCAGCTAATTTAGAGATATGCTTCTCGTCAGCTGTCATTTTTTCATCGCTATGCCCATGAGAGTTATCATAAAGAATGTCTCTTTTTAAATAATCCATATGAGCTTTGTCATCTCTTTCAGCGGCTGCAGCATTGCAGTCTGTTACATGTGTATGTCCATGTTGATCATGTTTAGCATAATGAGGGTGATTTCCCGTGTATTTT